CGTGTTCTGTTACAGCTACATGACAGCTAGACATCCATTTATGTGCATCATGTACCGCTACACTTACTTCTACTGCATTTGCAGAAATAACACAGAACATGACTACACTAAGATTTATAGCCACCACCAGCAGCCTTGTATGCTTTTGCTAACATCTGGGCTTTACGTGCAGACCACTGACCGGGCTTACCACCCTTGCTGCC